CGTATATTAATTTTAGTTATACTTGCATTAGTAGCTGTGTATCCATTAGCAGGAATCTTTGGTGTAGATACTGTAGTTAAAACTACATCAGAAGGTGTAAGTATATTAGGATTATTTAGTTTTGGAGGTGGAGAATCTTTTCATACAATTAAAGGTCTCTACAAATTTGATGAAATCTTCCAGTGGGCTACCATGATTGTAGAGTTTTACTTTGGTGGACAGCTTGCTAAAGCAAACTAGGAGTACCTATGGCAGAGAAAGATCCACGATTAAAACGAGCAGGAGTTTCAGGTTTTAATAGACCTAAGAAAACTCCATCACATCCTACTAAGTCTCATGTTGTTGTAGCTAAAGTAGGAGATAAAGTTAAAACAATTAGGTTTGGACAGCAAGGAGTTCAGGGAGATAAAGGTAAAGGTAACACTGCTAGAAAAAGATCATTCAAAGCTAGACATGCTAAGAATATTTCTAAAGGTAAAATGTCAGCAGCTTACTGGGCGGATAAAGTAAAATGGTAGCAACTAAAAAGAAAAGTACAGTTAATAAAGCAGGTAACTATACTAAACCTACAATGCGTAAAGCATTATTTAATAAGATTAAAGCAGGTGGTAAAGGTGGTAAACCTGGTCAGTGGTCAGCACGTAAAGCACAGATGTTGGCTAAACAATATAAAGAAAAAGGTGGAGGCTATAAGTAATGGAAAAGAAAAAATCTAGAGTACGTAATGTAAAACAACCACCTAAAAATGGTAACCCTGGTGCATTACTTGATAAGAATAAAAAACCTAAAAAGAAAAAATAATGGCATTAGCTAAATCACAAAAGAGTTTAAAAGCTTGGACCAAACAGAAGTGGAGAACTTCTGATGGTACTAAGAGTGAGGGAAAGAAACGATACCTACCTGATGCAGCATGGAAAGCTTTAAGTCCTGCTGAAAAAAAAGCTACTAACGCTGCTAAAGCAAAAGGTAATGCTAAAGGTAAACAGTTTGTATCACAACCTAAAAGTATTAAAAAGAAAACGGCTAAATACAGAAAGACAAAATGAGTCAGATTGACCAAATCAGAGAGGCAGCAGAAGCAGATCTGCTAACCTTTATACGACTAGTAGCACCTCATTTAATGTTAGGTGCAATTCACGAAGAGTTAATAGCTTGGTGGGCTAGGCAAGATGCTAAAGAAAATCAATTAGTATTACTTCCTCGTGGACACATGAAGTCAAAACTTATAGCTTATAGAACAGCATGGTGGTTAACTAAGCATCCTGAAACTACAATATTATATGTATCAGCTACAGCTGACTTAGCAGAAAAACAATTGTATGCTATTAAAAATATTATAGATAGTCCCATCTATCGTAGATATTGGAAAGACATGATACATGAAGAAGAAGGTAAGAGAGAGAAATGGGCTGTTGCTGAAATAGCAGTAGATCATCCAAGACGTAAACAGGAGGGAATCAGAGATGCTAGCGTTAAAGCAGTTGGGCTTACCAGTAATACTACTGGCTTCCATGCTGATGTTGTTGTGCTTGATGATATTGTTGTACCAGGTAATGCTTATAATGAAGAAGGACGAAGTAAAGTTGCAGCAGCTTACTCGCAACTGGCTTCCATTGAAAACCCTGGGGCTCTTGAGTGGGTTGTTGGGACTCGTTATCATCCTAGAGATATTTATGATACTATGGTAAATATGAAGGAACAGATCTTTGATGAAAATGGTGACCTTGAAACAGAAGACAATGTATATGAGTTATTTCAAAAAGTAGTAGAAACAGATGGTGAGTTTCTTTGGGCTAAACAAAAACGTAATGATGGTAAATCGTTTGGCTTTGATGCAAAAGAGTTAGCTAGAATTAAAGCTAAGTATGTAGACATTACACAATTCTATGCTCAGTATTACAATGATCCTAATAACTCAGAAGCAGCTAATATAGATAATGACAGCTTTCAATATTATGATAGAGCTGTATTACAAAATAAAGAAGGAGACTGGTACATAAGAGATCGTAAGTTAAATGTCTTTGCAGCTATTGACTTTGCTTTCTCATTACGTAAACAAGCTGATAGTACAGCACTAGTTGTTGTAGGTGTAGATCACCAAGCTAATTACTATGTACTAGATATAGATAGATTTAAGACTGATCGTATTGTAGATTACTATGATCATATACTTAGATCTTGGGAGAAGTGGGGTTTTAGAAAACTAAGAGCTGAAGTTACAGTAGCTCAACAAACTATTGTTAAAGAACTTAAAGATAGTTATCTTAAACCTAATGGTATACCTCTTGTTATAGATGAGTATAGACCTACTAGACACTTAGGTGATAAAAGACAACGTATCAATGCAACACTAGAACCTAAGTATCATAACAATCAGATGTGGCATTACAAAGGTGGTAATTGTCAAGTACTAGAAGAAGAACTATCACAAGTACATCCACCTCATGATGACGTTAAAGATGCCTTAGCAAACGCTGTAGCTATCTCTATTATACCTAGACAAAGATCTAATGGAGTAAGCATGATGTCTTCTAATGTTTTAACACACTCTCGTTTTGGGGGAGTATCTTACTAAGGAATATATATGGCAGGTAAAGTAGCACAATTTGAAAAAGCAATTAATCCAGATACAATGGCAAGAAACCTTGCTCATCTGTATAATCAATGGTGGATACAACGTCAAAACAAAGAAGCTGAGTGGAGAGAGTTACGTAACTATTTGTTTGCTACAGATACTACTACAACAACTAACTCTAGTCTTCCATGGAAAAACAAAACAACGCTACCTAAACTCACACAGATTAGAGATAACTTACATGCTAACTATATGGATGCTTTGTTTCCTAATGATGATTGGATGAAGTGGGAGGGAGCCACTTTAGAAGATACATATGTAAATAAACGTAAAGCTATTGAAGCTTATCTTAAAACTAAAACTAAAGAATCTGGTTTTAAAGAAACTATATCTCAATTAGTAGCAGATTATATTGACTATGGTAACTGTTTTGCAGAAGTACAATATGTTAATGAAATAGAAAAAGGTAGTCGAGATAATAATCCTACTACAGTTTATAATGGACCTAAGTTAGTTCGTATTTCTCCATTTGATATTGTATTTAATCCTACTGCTCCATCATTTAAAGAATCTCCTAAGTTTACTAGATATATTAAATCTATAGGTGAACTTATGATTGATGTAGAAGATAGACCAGAATTAGAATATGATAAAGCATCTTTAGATAAAGCTTTAGAAATTAGAAATAGTTTATCGCAATTTAAAGTAGAAGATATTAATAGAGCTGAAGCATTTACTGTAGATGGGTTTGGATCTTTACAAGAATATTATCAATCAGGTTATGTAGAAATCTTAGAATTTGAAGGTGACTATTACGATAGAATTGAAAAGAAATTATATCGTAATCAAATTATAACTATCTTAGATAGAAGTTATGTTTTAAGAACAATGGATAATCCTTCTTATTTAGGACAAGATAGTAAGTTCCATGTAGGATGGAGAAAACGTCCTGATAACTTATACGCTATGGGTCCATTAGATAACTTAGTAGGCTTACAGTATCGTATTGATCATTTAGAAAATCTTAAAGCTGATGCTTTAGATCTTACTATACATCCACCACTTAAAGTTGTAGGAGACGTAGAACCATTTACATGGGGTCCTGAAGAAACAATTCATATTCCAGAAGATGGTGATGTACAGGCTATGGCTCCTAATGCTGCTGCTTTTCAAGTTAATAATGAGATTGCAGCTATATTAAATGTAATGGAAGAAATGGCAGGAGCTCCTAAAGAAGCTATGGGTTTTAGAAGTCCAGGTGAGAAAACAGCATTTGAAGTTCAGCAACTACAGAATGCAGCTTCTCGTATTTTCCAAAATAAAATTAATCAATTTGAAACTGAGTTCTTAGAACCTGTTTTAAATGCTATGTTAGAGTCAGCTAAACGTAACTTAGACTTACCTGAGTTAGCTAAAGTTATGGATGATGACTTTGGTGTTGCTGATTTCTTATCAGTAACTAAAGAAGATTTAACTGCTCGTGGTAAGCTTAGACCTATTGGTGCTAGACATTATGCTGCGAGAGCACAGTTAATGCAGAATATGTTAGGTGTATTTAATAGTCCTATAGGACAATATATAGCTCCACATATATCTGCTAAGAAACTTGCAAATATGGTTGAAGAGTATATGGGCTTTGAGAAGTTTGACTTTATTAAAGACAATGCAGCATTGTTTGAGGGTGCTGAACAAGAGCAACTTAAGATGCAAATTCAACAAGATTTACAAGCACAAGCAGGTCAACCTAGTGCTCAAGAAAGGTCTTTAGACCAAGACTTGCAGGCTATGCAAGAAAATATGCCTGAATAGATTGACAATTCGTAAAATTTATGGTATAATATTTATATGAATTTGAAAGATGAAAAAGGCAAAGCTTTATCAAAAGCTGAAGCCTTTAAGATAATAAGGACTTATTGTCAAGAACAAATAAGTTTATCTCAACGAAAGGCAATAGATGAGTCTACATTTGATAAACCTTCATGGTCTGAATACCATGCTTATCAATTAGGCTTTCAAAAAGCCTTCTCAAAATTATATAATCTTATTCCTGACCAAGGAGAAAAATAATGAGTGAAGAACAAGTAACACAAGAACAATCTGTTGAACCAACTACCCAAGAGGCTCAACAACAAGATACCCAAGCTAAACCATTTGAGATTCCGACAGAAGCTCAAGACTTGGTAGGTGAAGGTAAGAAGTACTCTAGTGCAGAGGAAGCTTTAAAATCTGTGCCTCATGCTCAGAATCATATTCAGACTTTAGAGTCTGAGTTAGCTGAACTTAAGACAGAGTTAACTAAGCGTAAAACTACACAAGAGCTTCTAGATGAAATAAAGTCTGGAGTCAAACCTGCAGAGAATACCACTCAAGAGGTAGGACTGAACCAAGATACTATTATGGAGTTAGTTAATAATACTCTCAAGCAAAACGAACAAAAGAAAACTGCTCAAGCAAATGCTTCTCAAGTAGCTTCTAAGTTTAGCGAGAAGTATGGATCTAATGCTGAGGCTGTTTATAATGGTCTTGCTAAAGATTTAAACCTTACTCCACAAAAACTAAATGAGCTCGCAGCTACATCTCCTAACTTAGTATTAAGGTTAGCTGATCTAGAACCTAGTATACAAACTAATGTACCTAAGACTTCTGGTTCTGTTAACACTGAGGCACTGGCAGCTAATAAACCTAAAACAGAATTATCTGCTAAGGTTCCTAAAGGTGCTAGTACTAAAGACTTAGTTAATGCTTGGAGAGCAGCAGGCGAGAAAGTTAAACAATCTTAATTTAAGGAGGGCTTATAATGGCTCAAAATACTACAAATACTAATGCGTTTATTGAATCGCAACAGTATTCTCAGTTCATCCTTGAAAATTTACATGACTATCTACTACCAGAAGGTATGTGGAGAGATGTAACAGACTTCGGTTCAGGCACAACTCTTAACATTAAAACAGTAG